CCTTATATCGAACTTAGTTCCACGTGGTAGACGAGTAGCATCGAGGCCCATCATCGGGTGTGTCGTGAGTGCTAAAGCATCAATACGTGCTCTCAGTTCGGCATCTAAAGCTTTTTGGGGGTTGTATCCTTTTTCTGCGATACCCCTTCCCCAGAATTTATTTGGAACTCTATCATGCTGATAGGCTATAAATGGTCTATCGTGCATCATGAAAGGATTCTCTGCGGCTTTTAATACTACTGCATCATTAGCAATAGTAACAACTGCTTCAACTAATTCATCATCCTCATAATCAAATTCACTTATCTCTCTTGTTGCAGTTGAAAGAAACTTTTTAGGGACCATGCCCCAATATTCTATAATCTTTACCTTATCATCTTCATTCATTATCTGTGAAGCTTCATCATCAAAACCAAAGTCAGCTTTATCAAAGCTACCTATTGGCTTATCCATATAGATACCTTCCGTAATTCCTTTAGTAATAAGGTAACGAGGTTTAGTTACGACCTGTGCAACACCTAATGCTTCATTAACATTGGTTGCTGTAGGGTCAATAACAAACTCTTTAGGGGAAACAGGTTCTATTTTAATACTAATAAAAGGTACTTCCTGAGTATCCACTGCAGTTGTTAGTGTACCTGATACTGGTTTTTCTGAAGGTACTATTTCCATCTTTTCCGTAACAAGCACCTTACCTACACCTGTACCATATATGGCTCCATTGAGCAAACATTCAGCAATAGCATCTTTTACACCATCTTTTTCTAGGTCCTCATGTAGTAGTTTACGTACATACTCTACATCCTGAGGTTGCATATCAAGAACATCATCCTCAATATCAAACCAGCGTTCTCTACCAAAGGTAGCTTCCTCCAATTCGCTGACAGTGGCCTCAATGGCCTGTTGTGTAGCTGGGGATATTAGTCTACTTTTCTCTGACTTCCTAGTCTTGTCCTCTTCATCCCAAGTACCACGCCATAGTCTATAGTATTCATCCCATTTCTTTTGATAGTTAGAGTTTCTATGCTCTTCCCATATTTCCACACGTCCTAATACCCAGTCCTTTAAGTGCTGATGTGGGTCACTATAAGATAATTCTTTTTGTTCTGCCATAAATTAGTATCCTGCTACTGCGTCCATAGGTTCCCATTCCTCTAACTCTATACTATCTGCGTAGTCTGCGACACTTACTTGGTCTATATACGCTAACGAGTCTAATAAATCGTCATGACTTAAGGGTGAGGGGAAGTCCATCATCTGGGAAATGAAATGATTATTCCAATCAGCCTTTCTAAATTTAATTCTACCATGTTCCAAACGTCCTTGTAAGGCCCATGTTATTCTATCTGTCTTTCTTTTGCCACCATGAGTAACATCAGTAATGTTTACCCACCTACCTTTAGTTCTCATTTCATCTTCAAGGTAGGGCATGATTGCATTCTTCAATGCTCCTGCTTCAATACCCACTGTAGTAGCTTCAACATCTACAGCAGCATTTAAAATTCTATTTGCTGTTTCCTTGATACCCCACCTACCGTGGTAAATATCCTTTACTAGCCATTCATCGCCTACAATTTTCACTACTGATATTGCAGTTTCATCTAGCTTACTTGATTTTAAACCCCTATCTTTTATAGCTTGTTCAAAACCTGCTGGGTCAACTGATACTACGTAATGACCTATCGTACCTTCCTTAAAATCCTTATCATCCTCTACGTAAGTAACCCATTTTTCTTTGAATATACCACCACTAAAGGTTTCAAAGGTCGCTTCAAACTCTTGTCTAAAGGCTTGAGTGGACATTGTACTCTTAGCCGCTGTAATTTCCTTAGGGTCCAAGAGAGGATTATCAGTTGATTGGTATTGAAATGCTTCCCAATCATCCTCTGCTTCAGACGCTTCCATATACAACTTATAAAAGTGATTCTTCCCTGCCGGAGTCCCAATGAACATGGCACCACCCTTTACGTCAGCCAGAGTTGGTCTTAAAATCATTTCCCAAACTTCCGGTTTCATACTAGCATACTCATCTAGTACAACGTAACTCAAGCCTACGCCCCTCAAGGTGTCCGGCCTATCACTTCCCTTTAAATAAATCTTCCTATCGTTGATTAAAGTTAATACTGCTGTATTTTCATGGGCAGCTTTAATAACATCCTGACCCAATTCCTTTAACATACCCCACATAATATCCTTTGACTGTTGGAATGTGGGGCCAACATAAAATACGTCCTTACTCTTACTCTGGAGTGCATTAATTAATAACACCCATGCAGCTAGTCTTGACTTACCAAAGCGTCTACCTGCTGATACTACCTTAAAACGAGCCTTGGACTTAAATATTTCCATTTGAGCATCATGGAGTGCTACCTTAATATCAGCCACTAACTTCTCGTATTACCTCACCTTCAAAAGTAGCCTGCTCTTCCGCTTCTCGTTCCTCTATTGCCTTTACGGACTCAACAATAATGTTTATTCCTAAATCCCTATGCTCATGTTTTATTTCAACTGCTTTATGTGCAGGTATTATTCTGTCCATGCACATCTTTAAACAGTGTCTGTCGCCAGCCAAGGCCATTTCGATAACCTTATCAACTATTTCCGGTCCTTTAGCGGACAACACCTCTCTACTTAGAGCTGTATATTTGTTAACCGAGCCTACTGGCCTGCCAACTGGGTTCAATGAAGGCATTCCTTTGTAAAAGTTTGGATTACCTGATTTCTTTTTGGTTTCCTTTGCTGGCATACCTTTGTCCTGTTATAAAAAAGGGAGGTTCTATACCCCTATTATACCACCACTTCCCTATGATTGCAAGGACTTTCTCGGAATAAGCTACAATTAGCCACTTTTAGCTACATTTGGATTAGTTAAGTTCTATTATGGTCCAAACTTCGTTTCATGTGCTAATGAACTACACTGCGTGCGTGCGTTTTTCCCATAGGGGGCCCCCCTTTGCCATAGGTGGCCATAAATGGGTGGGCGTGGGCGTGGCTTTAAATGGCTTTAAATTGCTTTAAATGGCTTTAAATTGCACAGGCATGGCCAGCCATGGCCAGCAGTGGCCAGCGTGGGAAAATGAGGGAATAAGAGAGAGTGATAGTGGTTTTTAATGACTTTGCATAACAGTGTTATGCGATTAATGAATATTTATTTTAGCCAGAGTATTGCAATACAGGATTAATCTGGTATATTTATAGACATGGCCTAATATAGCCATAACTAAGTAGTTCATTTTGAACTGCATAACTTAAATAGGAATACTATGACAACAAAAAATAAAGGAATTGAGAACCTATCAACTACTCAAGCGACGCTATATAGAAGTTATGTAGCCACTAATAACAAGGGTATCAGCCAGCAAAAAGAGATAACAAGGCTGTGTAAGTTAGGCACTGAAGGCCATAAGGAAATAATTCTAATTGCTGAATTATTGAAGGCTAACGCTGAAGCCACTGCTACTATCAAGGTACAGGTAAGCAGGGCAATGGCTAAGTTAAAAACTGGCCTAACATTGCAAGGCTTAGGTAAGAAGGATGATGATGTCATCATTGCTAAGAAAAACACTGACAATCAGCCAGTAGAGAGCAATGCAGGCTCTAAGCCAGCAAAACCAGAAGATAGCGTAGAGCCTAATACTAAGATATTCGACTTTGACGAATTCGACAAGGTATTCATTGCAATGCCTACAGACCAGCAGCAGGTTATGATTAAGCACTTACAGAAACTTATGAAGGCCACTACTAAGTTACGCATTGCAAGTTAAACAACACTAGCACCAACAACAAGGCCGGCTATATGCCGGCTTTTTTGTGTCTGATTGTATATTATTAAGGCTCTATATCTTCGATTTAAGCCACGTTTACATACTAAGCAATACCCAAGCCAGCCTAAACCATAATAATTGCTATACGATAGCCTATGCTTGACTATAGGCCATTTATATGAGATAATGTACCTTGAATTGAGTTATACCAGTTCAAAACTGCATAACAGTGTTATGCGATTAATAACTAAATAGTGAGGTAAAAAATATGTACAAAAAACATGCACTAGAAATTTCTGAGCATGCTTTAAAAACACCAAAAGGTTTATTAGATGTAATTACATTTACATTCAGTACAATTCAACAGCCTTTAAGTAGTAGCCTAAATCAATTAAAGGATATTGATATAAATGGCATTGAAAGCAAGTATTTATTTGGCTCTAAACGTAAAGGCCTTAAATATGCAAGGGAAAATATTGTAAAATTATTTTGGGATGTTCAAGAATTAAAAAAGCAATCTCTTACAGATGTTGAAATAGTCTGTAAGGCTGTCAGATTATTTATGGAAATTCCCGGATTAGGTTGTGTAAAGGCTTCGTTTGTATGTCAAATGTTAGGTTTTAACGTGGCCTGTATTGATAGTCATAACTTAAATAGGCTGGGAATGGATTTAAAAGATGTAACAATACCCACTACCCTAACTGAAAAAACTAAAATGAAAAAAATAAAAGCATACGTACACTTGACTCAAAAGCAGGGTACTGTATACTGGTGGAATTCTTGGTGCAATTACGTGGCTGAGAGAGGTGGAATGAATAAAGCATTGACAACAGGTGAAATGGTAAGTGAATTTCATGTTCAATGCGTAATTAGAACTGCATAACAGTGTTATGCGTAATGACTGGAGGTCAAAATGGATAAGAAAAAACCACAAACGTGGTGTATAGAAATCACGCTTACTAGGACATTTGATGGTACACGTGAAGAAGCAGAAGAAATAGGCAATGAAGATTTTAACTACTATGAGTCGCAAGTAGATGGCGACCAGTTTGTAAACACGCCTACAGGATTAGACATCTACGAAGTAGAAACTCAATTTCCGGAGGGTTAAAATGGATAGAACATTAGAAGGCGTACTAGATATGCTAGTAACAGGTGCATTTCATGGCTGGTTTAAACCACATGAAATACAAAGAATGGCTCAATTTTATGGTGTAAGGTGGATAGATTTAGTAACCTATGCAACAGATGAATTAGGTTATGATAGCGATAAGGAACCTATGAGCACATATTATAATCAATACTTTGGAGGTAAAAGTGAGTACAAAAATGGATAAAATTAGCAAGGAATTTCTGGAAGTATCAGAAAAGATTACTGATGTTGAAAAAGAACCAACAATAACAGTATCCGACTGGTTTGGAAAGGATAAGGAAATAACACGTACTGATTTTATAGACTTATGGGTTAGAAATGCTGACCTTTATAAATTAGTACACTACAAACAACTTGCATACATGGAAGCATGGGTGCAGGATATTAAGGACGAGATAGCTGAAGTAGCTGGATTGTCATGGGATTTATCATATAAAGGAGGAAAGAAATGATAGACTATGAAGGAACTAGATTTAATGTACAATTAAGTACAATGGTACCTGAAAGTAAATCTGTTGAGTTTGAGGAATGGTTTGATGATAACATTGGCACTGATTTACAGAAGGATGTAGACTGGGAAACTGGTGAAACTTGTTATGTCATGTGTGATATAACTAATAATGAACTCAGATGGATTGAGGACTATGAAACTAAATATTTAATTGAGGAGGAAAAGTTATGAAAGTCAAAGCAGCGATTGAGGTATTAAGTAAATGGTTCGACCTTGATGATGACATTGTTATAGATTGGTTCGAGAAAGATGATTTTCGTGATGAGAATGGCCAAGAAATTGATGATGAACTGTGGGAAGCCACCTGTTACAGAGCAGAGGACAGTGAATTTCTCATGGACAGAGATGTAGTAGAGATTATGATGAGAGAACTGAGGAGGAATAATGAAAGCAAGTTTTAAAGAACTGTTGAAAAAATACAGGAACCTAGAAGGTAACAAATATGTGGAGGAAGATATACCCTTTGACGTTAGGGATTTAGAGTTTTTCTCTGAACCTGAGGTTGTTGCCAATCCATATTCAGGCATAACTATCGAACTGAACCCTATTG